AGCATCAGTGTCAAACGCTAGGTTGCGGATATCTTCCATAGGTCAGTCCTTATGACGTGCTGAGGTCTCTTACAACGCCCAAACCGGCTTCGTTGTTTACCTGGAGGCCGTACTCAGCGAGCAGCATGTACTTGGTCGCATCACCCGTCTTAGCGAGCTCTTCGCTTTGAATTGGACGCAGGGTTGCCATCTCAACCATGTCGGGATCGATTACATAAGCATCTCGCGCTCGGCTGAATCTGTTCGGGACAACCGAGATAGATCCGAAGTCACTCACATAAACGTCAGCCGCACCAATGATCGTAGTAGGGCCGTCAGGTGCCTGGTAACGTTGAGCTGCAATACCGGCAAAGCCAGATACAACAGTCTTAACGTGAGGGCCGACCATTAAGAATTTAGGATCACCTCCATTTGAATACATTGATTGAACAACAGACTTCAGCATGGCTTCAGTCATCGCGCGTTGCGTGCCATCGGTTGGCGCAGCATTAACGACACCACCTGACAAAGTTGGGTTTGCACCGCCTGAGCCATTTGAAGTGTTTGAAGTTAACCAAGAAGTCAAAGGTGCAGTCTTTCGAGCGACAGAGGCGCTTCCGCCGTTAGCAGCATGACTCAATCCGCACAAGTTGTGCTCCATGTCGCGCTTGAGCTCATCGCCGCGCTTAGCGAGTTCGTAGGCCACTGAAGAACGACGACCCGCTTCATCAATTGCGCCCGCCAAGTTATCTGCAATAATAAAATCTTTGCGAAAAATTTGCGTGTAGTTGCCCAAGCGAACCGTAGGCGTAACAGCAGCAAAGCTAGATAAATCATCGCCATCTATATTGGCATTCAGTGCCACACTAGCCAATGAATCAGTCTGCCACTCGAAGAAGGTGTTCTTTACAGTCTTCTTCTTGGTCATGTTAGAAATGAAAGGAGTGGTCTGCGGAGAGATGTTGAAAATCACATTCGCCAGATCTTCGCGAAGACCCACTGCGCTGTATCTTGTAAAAGTGTTTGTAACGATTGCCATGTTTAATTACCTATAAAAGAGATTCTAATAAGCCGGCTGCATCTTCGAGCCGACCGCTATTTGCAAGACGTTGACGAGCGCTTTTTAGTTTCCTTGAACGAGGTTTCACTTGACCTTGCCTGCTTCCAGGCTTAACGGTTGCAGATCGGTTGCCTTTCTTGGCAGCCTTCTTAATCCGCGACTGGCCTTTGTCGTAAAGCATCGCTTTGCGAAGCACCTTTATGTGATTGGCGCGAACGAGTGATTGAAGTTCTTCCTCGGCAACGCCGTTCTCTAACAGATATTGGCGAAGCTCTTCTCGTTCTGTGGCTGCCGTTGACTCATCCCGCCATTCGGGAATCACCTCGGGAAGCCGATGGACCTCTTCTGCCAGAACTTGCTGCATTGCTTGCGTTTGATACTGCTGGTTTGCCTGCGCTACCCGCTGTTGTTCCAGTTGTATCGCCTGCATGCGTTCCTGCTTGGCAAACTGACGTTTGTTCCATTCTCGCTCTAAGCGGGTTGCTTCAATTGGGTCTTCGTTATAAAGACGATCAAAATCAGGAGCCTGCTCATCACTACTGTTCAATTGTATTTGCAGTGCGCTAAGGAGTTGCGCATATTGCTGTCGCTCTAGGAGTACGGCATCGCGGTCTTGCTCGAACGATTTACGTTCTTCCGATAATGCCTGCGACTTCTTTGTGTAGTCTGCTTGACGTGAGTACCCATTTTTGAGTTCGTCTAGCTGAACCTCGACTTCTTCTCCGTTAACTTTAACGGTAAAAGCCTCGGCTGCTTGCTCTTCCTCATCTGGGTCGTATTCATCATCATCCAGATCGGCATCATCTTCTTCTGAGTCGAGTTCCTGTTCGGAATCCTCGTCCTCAGCTTCTAACTCAACCTCGCCCTCTATATCGGACTGGTCAACGCCCTCTTCGATCTCTTCTGCCTTATCCTCTTCAGGGGCCAATAAATCTTCGATTGCGTCTCTCGCTTGAAAAAGCCCACTCGTGGGATTTTCCGCATCATATATTTTATCACTCATGTACTAGGTGCTCCTATTTTTTTCGAACGCAATCGAATCGGCTGCCGCACGCATGGTGTTCACAACCTGATCCAATGCCTCCATTTTTGCGTGAAGTCTTTCCCGAGCCTCGGGCTTTCGTTCACGCTGCCACGCTTCAAAAATTTCAAACTTCACCCGACTGCACATCTCTGCAAAGTCAGGGTCATCGAACATTCGCTGGATGTTCTCAAGATACTGGTGCTCCGTTTTGGCCATTGCTCACGCTCGTTAATTGTCTGATTGCTTCCCGGTCCCGCTCAGAACCGGCTCTGATTGCTGCTGTATCAACTTGCGCACCAAAACGCGCTGCTATCTCTGCTGCCCGCAAGGCAATATCAGCCTCGTCTTTATCCCGGCGCCGATCGTCTTCTCGGATCATCTTCTCGCGCTCTAGTTCAAGCTCGGCTTGCTTCTTCTGAATGTCGGCCTGGATGCTTTGCATCTGCACCTGAATCAAAGCCGCGTTAGGATCAGGCGGCGGTTCTTGCTGCTGCTGTTGTGGCTGATACTGAGACGGATCAGTAAAGAATCGATTCACGTCTTTAAAGCCAGCGAGCTCTAACATTTGCGTCATGGTCGCGTAATAGTTCTGCGCATTGACGATGGGGTTATCTGGACCTAGTTGCTGCAACAATTGCTCTTGCTTCTGTGCGATCTGTTGCAACATCATCAATCTTTCTTGGTCGCCACCTTTGCCTAGGCTAACGTTGACGACTACGTCCATGTGCGCGTTCCAAGCATCAGGCGCGATTGGCACAAACTCGTTACGCAGACGAATCATTCTTGGTCGCTCTTGGTGGGTAACGATTAATTTAAGAATGCCTTTGAAGAGTCGCGACATGCCGTTCTCTGCGAACAAACGAGCGATCATTTCGGTGCGCTGCTGTGCAGCCTGGATCGTTTGATTGACCGCCATGAGCGTGCTGCTTTGCAGAGCTTCAGGCGCCAGGCCATCAGCGGCTTTGCTGATCCCGGTGCGGTTCTCCCGCATCTCGTCGAGGTAAGCCATCATCCCAAACGCATCGCCGCCCACGTATGGCAGCGTGAAAGGCACAACCGCACCTGGCTGACGCATGCGAATGATGCCGCCGGCTTCGACGTTCATGACGTCTTCTAAGCTAGCCTGGCCTTCAACAACACCAACCCGCGGATGCGTGCTCATGGCAAGGCTGTCGAGTGACGCTCGCAGTACAGCCGACTTAATGCGCTGTATGTCCATTGTCAGGTCGGCAATGCTTAAACCAAAGAAAGAGTGCGGCTCTGGGTCCGGGCAGAACATTGCAAAGGGAATGTCGTCACAAGGATCGTTTCGCTGAACCTCGTAGGTTGGCCCGGCACAGCAAATCTTTCTCAACTCACCGATGCCATCTCCGTCCATATCGATTCGCATGTAGGCTTCAACATACAAAACGCGCTTGCGAGTAGGGTCCGAATAATCTCGCGTCTCTTGGCTGCGCTGACGCTCCCGAGCCTCGACATTGAACAGATCAAAGTCTTCTTCCTCTGTCGCGTAATCGATTATGTCATCGTAGTCGTAGCCCATTTCGACGAGCTCGCTAACAGTAGCGTAGCGGCGGTGAGCGACGAGATCCGCGCCAGTGAAGGAGCGAGCGTGGCGACTGACGAGAATCTCTTCGGGAGGCACCGCCGCTACTTTCACTTTACCGTTAGCACGTCGGTGCGTAACGCTGACAGAAAAAAGTTGGACTTGTTGGCCATCGGGCGAATCGAACGTGTCGGTGCTCGCGGTTTCTAGTGATGTGACATCGACGTTAGGATCGCTGTTAAGTGCAGCGAGCGCCTGCTCGTCGAGGCCTGATAATTTGTACGATTGAACTTCTTCGCTCTCATCCCAGTAGTATTTTAAAAAGCCGCTGCCCTTGACGAGTGCGTCTTTAAATACCGAATAAAGAATCTCGATATACGATTGATCTTGGTCTTGTTGCAGGATGTAGTTTGCGTAATCAGTTGCCTGACTCGCGAGAGCCAAGTCTTCTGGACCTTGCGGCGCATACTCGACGACGTGATCGGACGCCGTAAAGATACGCACAAGCGAAGGCAGCATGGCCTGTACGGTATCCCGTACGTCCATCGTCATTGCAGTTGATCGACCATCCTGCTCATTACCAAAAGGCTCGCCGTTATAGTATTCGGCTGCCTCTGCTCTGCCAGGGCTGATCGTGTTGTCGATAAAATCAACGGCGTCTTCGATCGACTCAGTAACGATTGACTGAATCTCTTCTTCGCTGATCACTTCTTCACTGACAAATTCTTCAGTGGTTTCGCTGCTGTATTCGCTCATATCGGACTCATATCTAGTAATGCTTTAGTAAGCTCTTTTTCTTTCTTGCCCATCTTGTTGTAGCCCTTACTCAGTAAGTCGATAATCTGGCTGCCCTGCGATGCTTCAACAGCAGGCGCTAGCAATCCGCCCAAGGCTTGCATGCCTTGGTCGCTGTATTGCTGACCGAGTTGTGTTCTGGGTTGGTAGTCGAAAAATTGCTCTGTGTTTTGTCTCTCGCGAGCGATGTCTTCTGCGGAGAAGTTAACGCCTGGAACATAACGATCGCCAAGGTATCTCGCGACAGCCCCTGGTGCCGATAGGATTGGTGCAATCATTCCTGATGCAGCATTGGCTGCTGCGTCTGCTATACCAGCGACTTTATCGATGCCGCCTTCAACTTGGCCGGCACCTAATAGGCCGCCTGTTGCGGCAGCGGTAGCTGCGAGAGCTGCGGG